GTGTCCCCGCCCTATCAAAAAACCTACCCCCCTTAGATGAATTGCATGGAGAACACAGAACTTGTAAATTAGATGGGTTGTCATCACCGCCATGAATCCTTGGCACAATATGGTCAACGCTTAGGCGTTCATCTGACCCACACATCTGGCAACATCCATCTCTTCTGATGATCTGTTCCCTAATCTTGCGCCACTTGTTAGATGACCCAGTACCTTTAAGACTACTCATGAAGATAGACACTCTTGTTACATCTATCGCATAATGCGTAATGGATATTGTCATAAGGAATATATAACCATCGATGCTTGAATAGATAGCAAAGTAGCTGCTTGATTAATGCCATCCCTTATCCTTCCAATGCTTCCATGCTTTGCATGTATCGCCTTGATATCTATGATCTATATATTTAAGTCCATAGTGTATCTGTTCAATAGGTGACTTGTCCTTGACTATAGGGTTCTTCAACTGTAATAGTCCATAAACATAACTCTTCGTTGGACTATTTAAGTTCCCTACTGCTTTATGATTCCAAGCAGATTCTTTACCTATAAGCCTTGATAGGCATTTAGCTTCTCTTTTATCTAATGTAAATCGTACATAATCTTTTGGATCTATTGCTTCTATTGAGCCACTTGATGCGTGACTCATGGGTAAGCATAGAGATATCCCAATAGCGAAGGCTACCCCCCGGGCTAACCGCAGGCGGCCCGGTGTGAGCCCCTTAAGGGCTCTAGCCTGTAGAGTACCAGAGCAGTCAAGTTCATTTGTATAAGTGCTGGTCATATCGCGTGTCGAATCTGGTTGCCTATATACATCGTATATTTAGGTGGGATGGATTCTACTAATTCACTCCAGATCATCCAGTCTATGTCCATCGCTTCGTTAGCCTCTTCCATGGTCTTAGCTGTGTGTCCACCATTAGGAATCTCATCACGCATAGAGCCATATATACCAACTGGCTTACCCTGGGCTTTGTGATTACATGGAACGCCCTGGAGTTTTAGGTTAGATTCAAATAGCCGATGTCTACGCACTTTAAGCCCAAAGTAGGAACCGCACATCTGAATAGGGTTTATTAATGGAGCACCTGGTACATTTTCAATGACATAGGGCTTACCTGAAGCTATAAGTGCTTCTCGGACTTCTGGGATCATATTTACTTTAGTAGTGCCTTTGCCCTGAGCATTTCTAAGATGCTGTGTAGCACTAAAGGTCTGGCAAGGTGGACTAGCCGCAATTACATCGAATTGCTGTAGAAACTCAGGATATAGGTAATCCCTGACATCTCCACGAATATAGTTAAATGGATATCGTTTGCCATGCTTGACATCAATACCAGTAACCTCGAAGCCTGCCATTGCGTAGCCTTTTGAGGCTCCACCAGCTCCGCAGAATAGGTCTAATAACTTAGGAATCTGTGCTGTAGAAACCGCTTCCCTTGAATTGGATGTTAGGGACTGAGTAGATTTTTTGCATTGGGCTATGGCAGAAACTGCATGTGACTGAATGTGGTTCATGGATCGATAACTCCTTCTCGTAGCGCAAGTTCGCCTCGCACTCTTCGTTGGTACATTCGAATTCGTAAATAGGCATTAGTTCAGCCCTTGCAAGTCCGGCATGGGACATCCTTTAGTTTCCACGATCCACATTGTGTGCATCTCTCAGGAACTAATTCTACCGAATCTTTTTGAATATCGCCGTAACCGGCCTTGAGCAGTAATTGAACCAAATCACCAAATCGCATAAAGGCAAGATACTCGGCAGCATCTTCACCCTGGCCATTCATACGACACACCACGAACGGTAGCTCTTTGCCAGCCGCTCGCTTGGTGACCTGTTTCAACCAACTGAGAGGTGCGAATTCGCTGCGAGCTTTGATTTCTGCATCGAATGGGACATTGTGAATATCCTTACCCGCTCCTCTACCGACACTAGCGTTCTCCCACCATTGAGATAAATAGGATTCGATTACTCGCTCGGTGCGATAGCCTCGGTGTTTTCTGTGTTGGGACATGGATTAGGTCATGCCTTCCCAGCAGAATTCATAGTTCCACACTTATCGCACTTCCATGCGCTTTGCATGGCTCTCAGCTTAATCTGTGAAACAGTAGGGGGCTCATTACATAACTGGCAGATAATCGCGAAGCCTAGAGCTTGTAGATCATGAGCCGATTGCTGAGCCATGTAGAGTTCTTCATCTGTAGGGAATTGCTCCCATTCATCATCTTGATTGCGAAAGAATAACTTACCCACGCTTCACCTGAGGCTTCCAAGTGCCATCTGCACTTATTTCGTACCAGATTGGGTCGCAAGGTTCATCTGAGAAGTTTTGACGGCTAACCGTACACTTCCAATGTCCCCAAGGCTTACCTGCTTTAGAGGTTCCGGTTTTCCATACACGCGCACCATGAATACAGCTCTCGTCTATTGGAGTGCCACCAAGGACATCCTTCACCATCTCGACTGCTGCTTCCAAAGTCTGAACTGGCGCTGCGAATGATTGACTCCATGGATCATCTTCCTTTGGTACTGGGACATATTCCTTCGATGTATCAGCCATCTTAGCCTTTACTTCTTCAACCTTAGCCTTTACTTCGTGAGTAGCTGCGACCTTTGACATTTCTTCGCGGCTCGCTCTCTTTCCTTTAGTAGCATACCCTGCATTCGCGAGTGCGCGGCCAATCGCACTAGTTTCGCAGTTTTCAAGAGCGGAAGTAGCATTAACTCCACGCCCCTGGACTGTCTCCTCAGCAAGGCCAGTTGTCCAAGGCCTAGGGTCAGCCTCAGTTCTATAGATACTAGCTTCAACGATATATTGAGTAGCACTAGAATTAACAAGCTTCGTATGTATTTGGCCATCTGGGTGATCCTTCCAAAACTTAATAAGGCGTTCTTCAACTGTCTCGTAATCATCTAGATTAAACATATAAATCGTTCTCCTCTGTAGCTAGTTGTCCTGATATAGCAAAGTACGCTGCACCATCGATGAAATTATCGACCTTTGGAGTTTCCATACTTCTTGCGACTTTGACCAATGCCAAGCACATAGCCACTTGGTAGTCTGTAACTGGCATTTCGAGGTATGCAGACCAAAGGGATGCTGTTCTGGACATATTGTCTGTCGGGTGACCGTAGTCCATTCCACGATCTTGGATGATTGCCTTTGCCTCGTTAAGGAAGTCACCGGCATTCATCGATTCGCCTGGAACTGCTCGATGCGACCTTCTACTTGACCGTCATGATAACCAGTCTTATATGCAAGAACTCCTACTAGGCCAAAGGCAGCTAATAGGATTAACTGTAATACTGTCATTTTTGCTCCCATTCCACCGGCATTTCCGGCTTCTTGGGATGAGTCTATAACGGCAGTTCTACCTCGACTAGCACATTTTGATAACGAAATGGTAACAATTCTACTTCGTCAATCGCATCGTCTAGGCTGTAAGCCAAGTCACTTTCGCGGCCTGCCATAAACCTTCCCCTGAACTATAAAGGTGCCATTCTTCTCGATGTTTATAAGATCGACTTGAACGGTTGAATTCTGGACATACATAATGGCGAACGCTTGCTGCCAATTAGCGGTTCCCTTGGTATATGAGGCCTGCTTAAAGTCCATTAAATTACCAACCTCGACTCCATGCAGAACACGCCCTAAACGGCCACCAGAGGCCTCTGAGAAGGCGCTACGGCCTGCTCTGTGAGTATGTCCTGAGATGACATTCTTGCCATGTCTACGGGCTGCTTCTAGGGCTGAAAGGCCACCTAGATTCTTAATAGGCGTATGGTCTCCATGAACGGCTATCCAGCCTGGAGCGATATTCATAGGATTCTTATGGAAGGTTATGCCTAGTTCATCGAACTTCATGAACTTCTCGAATCTCAGCTCTGGAAGGCTAAGAAACGATGGAATCTTCTTCATGATGATGTTATAAAGTCTATCTGTGTGGTTGCTTCGGATGCAGTCAGTAACACCCAGTTCCCAGAGCAGGTTGACGCATCGGTCACGATCATCGCCAAGGCTCTGCTCATAGGCTTGAGGGGTTCCCTCACTCCATTTAGAGATGGTTTGGAAGTCAATTTCGTCACCTATAGTAACTGTTTGGTCTGGCTTAAACTTCTGTAGGAATCTTGCTATGTTCTGAGTTACATGGACATCCTCAAAGGGAACCTGTAGGTCGCTCAGAATAACGATTCGCTTCATTTAATCCTCGTCATCATCCTCGTATGGGATATTGTCTATCCGATTGGGTAGGTTCGGGATAATCCAGTCAGGGAATGATTCACGATCTGAGAGCAGCCAGAAGGCATGAGTCTCTGTGAATCCTGCTCTGCGTAATGACTTGTAATACTCGTTCATCGCTATGCAATAAGCATCTAAGGCGCTGTAAGTATCTAAGTCTATGACTGGTCTCTTCCTTGCCATGAGATAAGTGTTACTTACCTAATAAGTCGATGATTGTATCGACACGCGCTTCTAGTCGAGAAACCTGATCCTTAATGCTTGAACCTGAATTGGGCTTGAGTTCTGATAGGTAATGTTTAATCATGAACTGGACATAAGCTGCTACGCCGCCAAGAACTGTAATAATCGCAACGGCAATAGCTGCGAAGTCCTGCGCGGTCATTTCTTAGGAGATGCGTAACCGAATACGCCTGCAACGATTGAGCCAAGGATTGAGCGATAGTCCAGAGCAAAGTTAGATGTAGTTCCCCATACTGCTAGGAACGCTCCGAGTGAGACTACTGCTGGGTGCTTCATGTTCATTTAGTGCCGCCTATCATTGGGATATTAAAGAACGAGCCATCTGCATCGCCCTTCTTAGTGAAAGAAATGTGGCAATGCGCAGTATGCGCAGAGATTCCAGAATACTTTCTCCAGCGCCAACCCATGCGAGATGATGCAATTTTGCCGTTGAAGATGATGTAGGAGATACGCTTGGACTTATCCTTCTTTGCGAATCTTCGAATTTCATCAGCAAGGTAAGGCATGAGGTCTGGCTTTGCTTTACCAGATAAATCTCTGTCAAGGTCAATTGCTCGCACAACATTTCCATAAGCCTTATCTGGATTATGATCCGACTTAGTATTTTGGTGAGCCAAATTCCCAATCCACCCGTCAGAGGTTCTATCTCTATCTGGGTAACTATCATCTACCTGAAGCCTTAACTGCTGTCCGGCTTTACAGAGCTTGGGTGTGTTCGGCATTACTGCACTCCCATTGTTTCTTATCAGTCAAAGTTAATTCCTCATGGCCGCACTCGGGCATCGGAGAAATGAAAGCATCGTCTATTGGATCATAAGTCATGCCAATTCCAGCAAAGTTATAACGAATAGTTCCGTTATATGAAGTACGAACGCAGACTTGACCGCGATAGTTTCCGTACCACTCCTCAGGGCTTAAGCCTTCGATGAGTTCGTTTTCATCCTTACCTACAATTACTTCAGTAACGATATTGTTATCATCTAAAAATGCATAGTGAGCCATTAGACAGTTACCGTTCCTGTTCCGGCTGTAAAGCGATAAACGCGATAGCCTGATCGTGTTGGCTGATCATAAGTTAAGCCTGCTCCGATTGATGTTAAAGCAGGAGATGAATCTGGATAAGCAATAATTACAACGCCTGAACCGCCGTTGCCACCATCGTATGAAGCCCCACCGTTACTGGCTCCACCGCCACCGCCGCCACCAGTATTGGCAGAACCGTTATTCTGACCTGCTCCTGCTGTTTCACCAGCTCCGCCACCGCCAGTAGCTGAACCGCCTGTAGCGCCGTCTTGGCCACCGCCACCGCCGCCACCAGCGTACTGTGTTGATGTTCCAGTAATAGAAGTAGTTATTCCTGCACCGCCTGCGCCACCAGAACCAGATGTTCCGTTAGCCCCTGCTGCTGATTGACCGCCACCGCCGCCTGATGAAATCGGGCCTGCTGAATAATAGTTAGTTCCACCAGCGTTACCTTGTCCTGAGACTCCAGTTCCACCTGTGTTGGTTTCGGGTGCGTTACGCCCTGAGCCACCGCCACCAGAACCACCGTTTAGGCCAGACCCACTCTTATCATCGAATGAACCACCTCGGCCACCGCCGGTTGGAGTGAAAGTATAGAAAGTAGATGATGAACCAGCGTTACCGGCTCCGTTTGTTCCTGCTCCACCGGCTCCAATAGTTACAGTAAATGAAGCACCAGTATTAAAAGTTTGTGAACCACTCAGAACTCCACCAGCACCGCCACCGCCTGATGAACAGGTGTTTACTGTGGAGTTACCACCACCCGAGCCACCGCCGGCAATAACTAAATAGTCTGCAAGGATTCCTCGAGGAGCGTTTGCTGAAGCAACGATTCCTAGAATTGGACTCATTACGATAGATCGCCAAGCACTAAGAATTCTGAAACGCCGATACAGATTACTGTTGCTGCTGAGTATTGAGCGCGCAATTTAGGCGCTGTAGATGTTGCTCCTGTTGATCGGATTGTTACACCTGATCCCTGAGCGAATGTAACCTGTCCTGCGCCGCGTTGGTAAACATTTATCTGGTCACCAATGCTAAATACTGAAGGTGGGCAAGTAAGAGTAATCGCTGAGGCGTTATTAAGCTGAACTAAAGTATTAATAGCATCGCCTGCAACTAAAGTATAAGTAGTTCCTGTTTGAGCGTTAAGAGCCAAAGTAGTGTCATCTTGAGCAATCCATGAGAAGTCAAGGTCTGTACCAGAAGCCTTCGATAATACTTGTCCGGTAGTTCCGCCCTTGAGGTCGACAAAGGCTGTGTCAATATCTGTACCAAGTGCAGCGATAGCGGTTGCGCCATCTTTCACCAAGTCTGTCGATTGCGGGATATCAAACCCGAAATTGGGGGTGGTTGTTGCCATTACGCTACTACTCCTATCGCATCTAGCCAGGTTAGGCTGGTGTTAATTGTGTTCCATGTCTCCGCTGCATTTACCTGTTCCCATTTTACCGCAACTTGGGAGAAGTTTATTGGAGAAGCGTTGAAAGTCAGGCTTAGGTTATTAAGGCTTGCCCTGAATGTCCAGCCCTCGATGTAACCCTGGAATGACCCATTAGTGATGTTAGGCGGTAGATTCTGAATCCAGACCGGCTGGCCTAAGAAGATGTTAATTAAGGCATCTCTATCAGAGTCATCAATTTCTGGGTTTCCAAGAGCAAAGGTAATGCTCTGGAATTTAGGATAAGGATTGGCTCTAAGCTCGATGTAACGATCTGCCAAGGCTTCAGCATCCGAAGTGTTCTTAATGCGAGAAGTAAAGGATTCTCCATAAGTGCCATAAAGAGACTGGCTAGTTAAATCCTGAGCCACATAAGACTGGTTGCCATTGTTATCGTAAATGATGTTGAAGTAGTTTCTAAGGTCTCCAGCGCGAGTAGTTGCAGCTAGTCCCAGTCCATTGGCATGGTTAGCATCCAAAGTGGTGTAGCCGTTAGCCGCTAAATAATCCTGGCGATGAGTCTGGTCTGCATAACCGATATTGCCGTTAGCATCTTCATAGAGAACGCCAAAGGCTGAATCAGCAATAGATGTGCAAAGTGAGTAAAGGTCTGTTTTGCTTGATGATCTACTAATCATCTCATAATCGCCTGGTTGGTCAATCTCTCCCAAGCCGATATTTACGGCATTAGCCCAAGTCTCGGTGGGGTTGTAAGTAGCCCAAGTCTCAGCTGCTGGAACTTCATTCCATTGGCCTAAAAGATAGCCTGATAGAAGTGTATAAATCTGGTCTCCGTCATAATCTTGAGAGAGGATTCCGTTATCAATAATCTTAGGCAATTTAGATAATGCACCAAGAGCTGTAATAGATGCTGTAGTGGTATAGCCAAGGCTTCCGGCTCTATTAACGGCAATAGTAAAATCTGATATTAACCCGCCGAAGATAGGCACATAAGTTCCAGCTGAATTGGTTACTTGAACCGAAAGACTAGTACCTACTGTAAAGTTATAAGAACTGTTATCAAAGTTAATTAACTGCAACTGGCAATAGCCCGCTACTGGCTGTTGATTAATATCGGTACGGCCAGAAGTTACTGTTAGGTTGGCTACGGTAACATCGGTTACCTCTTGGCCATCTACCTGAATCTTATAGGCTGGAGTCCAGGCGGTCATGCGTAGATTAAGCCCCCGCCTAGGGTTCCTCGAGCTGAGGAGTCATTTAAGATAGTTACGATCTGGCGAGCAGTTGACTCGCTGTCGATTGCGCCATTAACAGTAATGTTAGTGTTTCCGGTGCTGGCGTAGACATAACGAGGTACTGAAGGCGCTGCTGGCGCTGGTGTAGATGGAGACATTGGAGCGGAAGGAGTAGTCGCTCCGCTGTAAGAGGCACCAGAGAAGAAGTTTCCTACGGCTGAACCAGCACCCTTGATGGCATCGATAATTCCCTTGATTGTGTTATAAATCTTAGTAATGTTATCAACGAAGTTAGCGAACTGGTCAATGATTGTTGAGATTATCTTGCCAAGTGCCTTAAAGGCTAAGCCAAGAGTCTCGCCAATCGCGGGAGCCACATAGGTGACTACGAAGTCTGTGATGTTCTTGAGTAGGTTAAAGAATGGTCGCAGCTCGTCATTGTTGCGAGCCAGAGATTCTTGAACTGAGTTAAAGGCTGATCGTAGGCCGTTAATGATTGGCTGAATAACCTTCATGACTGGAGCGAGTTTATCGCCTAGGTTAGAAGTAAAGTCTTGAATGGCAGGGATAACATTCTTAACTAAAGTCTCGACCATAGGAGTAATAGCATCGAGGATATAAGCGCCAACTGTTTCCTTGCCTTCATCAAAGGCTACTGTAAGGCGGGCTAACTTACCCTGGAATGTGTCTGCTTGATTAGAAGCTTGGTTCTCGAAAGTAGCGGCTAATTTAGCGGTTATCTGGTCGAATGTAAGGGTCTTTAGTTCAGCCTTATCAAGTCCTACACCTAAGCGGCTAAGGCCTGCTAGGTTGCCTTCCTGAGCCTTTGAAAGGCTTTCTGTGACCGCCTGGAGAGACTTACCACTACCAGCCGCAATATCTAGGGCAAGAGCCTGTAACTTCTGAGCCTTATCAACATCTTTAGTTGCGCGAGTTAAGCGATCTAGCGATGGGCGAAGCTCATCATCGGCAACGCCTGTTGCAAGGGATGTTTGAAGAATAAACTCTTCTGTGCTTGCTATCTGAGCATCTGTCGCATTAGTAACATTGCGAAGAGTGTTGGCCAACTTTGCTTGGGCTGCTTCATCCGCAATGGCTGACTTAACGCCATCGATGGCCAACTTGCCTGCATAAGCAACGGCTGCTGCGCCTGCTGCTGCAAAGGCTAATCCGGCTTTCTTGCCGAACTCTGAAACCTTATCCCCGAAGGTAGCAACATCTTTATCTGCTTTATCGAGGTTCTTAGTAAAGTTATCGACATCGGCGAGCAGCTTGAGCGTTAATGCTCTAGTACCTGTTGCCATTATGTCCACTCCTTCAAAATCTTATCGAATGATTCAGTCCATCTAGCCACGATCTGCGGTTGAATCTTGCGGAGCGTTGGATAAATAAACCACCCCTTAGAGCCTCGACCTTCTCGGCCTGACCATACGGGGAACTGCCTAAACTTATTAGAACCGAATTCTGAACCCCCCCAGATATCTCGAGTGGTTGCGCCACCTGAGAACTTCTGAGAAGCGAATCCGTAAGTAATCTCGCCAATACGGCTGGACTTCTTAACCCTAGAACCCTGAGCGATTCTGCCTGCGACCTTGCTGCTTTGGATTGAGTTAGCCTTCTGAATAACTTCATCTCGAGCGAATTCAGCCAGAGCGCCTGACTGGCGCTTGGCCTCTTCGTTGGCTTCTTCACCCATATTCTTTAAGGCTTTGAATACCATGCGGAGTTCTGTTTTATCGAAGGCAACTAATTCATCAGCCACGATTACGCTCCTCTAGTATTTCAACTGCTGTAAGAATATCCTCGGCACTTTGCCAATGATTCATAGGAATCTGTGTAGCTAGTGCCAGTTCAACTAAGAGTCGGCTTACGCTTCCTCTTGGATGACTTTTGGGTCTTCTCCACCTACTTCAACATCGTCTACGGATTCCATCCATTGATCGAGTGTCTTAGTCGGCTTACCGCCTGCCTCACGCTTCATGGCGCTATGCGCTACATAAAGAATGTCCCACATACCCCCGAACTGAGAGATGACCTTCTTAGTTGCCATCTCCCATCGGGCGTAATCTGGCGGGCGAACCATGTAACTGGTTTCGGTTCCGTCTATGTATTTAATTGTTATTTGCTGTTGCATTGTGTGCTCCCGTTTCTACTCTTTAGGAGAAAGTCTCTGTGACTGTTCCGTTAGCGATCTTGAATGTAAAGTCTACAGTCTGAGCATCGGTTCCTGCTCCACCTGCTGTTGGATATTCAGGAAGAATTGGGAAGACGAATGAAGCGCCTGTAGCTGAAGTAAATGTTACTGAGATTGTTGTATCTGGAGTCTCTGCTGCTGTCCAAAGAGCTTCGCATACTGAACCTGTCTTGCCCCAGTCTGCGAGCATTGAAAGAGCGAAAGTACCTTCAACATTTACAGTCTTATAAGCCTCGCCATCGAGAGTCTGGTATGTCTCACGAACATTGGTCTTAGTTAGGACTGCTGAAGTTGCCTGAGCCTCGATATCTGTTCCACCTGTGAAAGATAGAGAAATATCGCGACCTGTGATTACTGTGGTTGCCATTATTTATCCTTAGTTAGTTTGTGTGTAGTAGGTAGAAACTCTGATATCTGCGACCAAGCAATTAGAAGGCCCGACCTGAGTTACTGTTGGTTTTTCAACCGCTCCGATTGTGTACCCTACTGGGATCACCTTCAGAACACTTATGACAAGCTGCTCGAGGTTATCGAGCGAAGCCGGGTTGCTGTTATATGCAACCGCGACTGAGATTACGAGGTTAATCTTTGTGTGAAGCGTGGTCTTGCCGATTGTTTCCAACTCAAGATAAGGAGAGTCTGGAACTGTAACCACGAAAGGCACCATAGGCGCTTCTGGGACATAGGCATAAACATTGCCTGCAACGCCTGAGAAGGCTGCTGCTAGTGGCTCGCGTACTGTGTCAAGGATTGTTGAAGCTGTCATTACTGCACCATTGAGCCGGTGTCGATGTACGCCCCTAAAAGTCCTGAAACACGATTGAAGAGACTGCGCCCTAAGCGGTACGGGCTAACATTAGTAAAGTCGACTCCCTCAATCTGTCCACCAGGAGCGATGCGAGATTGGAATACTTCGACTGAAACGGCTAGAACTGCTGACTCTACTGCGCTAACCCCGACATAAGTCGAAGCGCCTGAAAGACTAGCCAAGCCTGAAGGGATAACCTGCTTTGGGGCGATATCTGCGTTAGTAATTGCTACTGTGAAGAGATCATCATAAGAATCTGAAATGGTGAAAGTTCCGTTAAATGGGGAGCCGCATCCTGTGATGACTACGCTCTGACCCGCTGAGAAGTCGTTCTGTCCGACTGTTCTGTAGATAGCGACATTGGCTTCTAGTTCTACTTCATCGATGGCATTGGCATATTTAACAAGCATAGGCAAGATAACCGCCTCAGCTGTATCAATGACATCTGTTAAATAAGCATCATTATAAAGGGATGTAGAGACACCAAGAATAGATCTCAGTTCTGCAACTGTAACGATTGAAGCCATCTCTACATCCTCTCTATTAAACGACTGGGGGAGCCACCGGGAGCAGCAGCTCCCCCATGATTAGTTTTGGTTATGCAACCATCCAGCGGTAAGCGCCTGCACCAAGCTTTGTCGCGATTGCGCCATAGCCGTAGTATCCAACCTGAACCTGACCTGTTGAGATGAGGTTTGTCTGGAGTGAGAGGCGTGGGCTCTCGTACCATGTGTAAGCATCTGGGTTAACAACGATCATTGTGTTGTCTCCAACACCTGAACCTGTTGTCATGTTGCGGTCAACGCGAAGGTTGAGTCCGAGAAGGTTTCCGCGAACTGCTGTTGCAGTAAGTGTTCCACCTGCGTTTTGTGGGTTGATTGTCTGCTGGAAGACTGGGCGGTTTGAACCGTCTACGAGTCCCATCAATGCGCCCCATTGTTCTGGAGAGACGATGATGTTTTGAGCGAAACCAAGAGTTCCCTTGTAGATTGAAACTGCTGCATCTGAAACGAAGTCTGCAATGTTAGCAGCTGAAACTGTACGGTTTCCACCGTCTGTTCCGCCTGCAATAAGAGCTGCAACTACTGCTGCATCTGTTGACTTAGCGTATGCGAATTCCATCTGACGAACGAGTTCAGCAAAGAACGCTGGTGAGCTGCGATCAAGTAGCTCGAGGCTAAATGTCTGCTGGCCAATGTACTTAGATACTGAAACTGAAACGAACTCAGCATTTTGGTCTGTCTCGCTTGGAGTTCCGCCTTCTGAAGCTACTGCAACAGTTGGTGCAACTGTAATCTTAGGAATTTCGAAAGTCATACCTGCATCTGGAAGTGCTCCAGTTGAGATTGATTCGATTGCTGGGCGGTCTGCGTTTGAGATGCCGTTGATTACTTCAGTTAGCTGGCGTGTAGGTACCAAGCCTGCGTTATCTGTAAGATCTGCAGCTGCTGCTACATACATCTTTGATGTGTCGTTGCCTAGTGAAGCGCGGACTGAGTGCTCGAGATAAGAAGCCTTATCAACGATTGGGTTACGAACAGTTGTTGAAATGTAAGGTGCTGTTGCAGCCTTAACTTCAACCTTTGCAGCCTCTACCGTTTCTGCGGCAGGAGCAACTTCTGGAACGGTAGTGTCTGACACTTGTTCTCCTTCTGTGGTTGATTGTGTTTCTTCCTGAGTTGTCTCAGAAACTTGTGTGTCCTCAGCCGCGACCTTAGCGACCTCAGCTCCGGGAATAGCGCCATCTGTGACAAGGCTGACCTCGATGAGGTTGCTTGACTTGATAGCCATTACGCCATTCTTGTTATCCCAAGATTCAACATCGACACCAACGCTGAAATCTGAGCGAAGGCCAGTTGCGGCTTCCTCAAGTGCATCGTTGCCTGCTGTTGTCTTAGCGATCTTAAATTCTGCTGTGATGCCTGTTGCATCCTGTTCCCATGACATGAGTTTGCCAAGTGGGCGAGTTGTATCGTGCTGAAGAACGAGCTTTGTGTTCTTAGCCATTGTGATTGAGTCCGGTTCGAACATTGTGCGGCCTGCTGAAGTGTTGCCTTCAGCGTTCCATGAAACGATACGGCCTGCGATGATTCGAGACTCTGCATCTGCTGCCGTAATGGCAACTGGCATAGTTATCTTCATGCGTTCTCCTTGTTATCGATAAGGTCTTCTTCTTCTCTAATCTGCTCGACACTCATAGCGCCAATGCGATTAAGAATCTCGTATACCTGAGCGCGCTGTAGAGCATCTGAGCGCAGGAACTCGTCTAGGCTAAAACGAATTTCGCCAGTTGAAGGGCAGAAGTCCGGCATGGAGAGCCTCTGTTCAATGGCTGTAAGGATTGGCTTCATAGAGAAGTCGATAAGCGAACGGCGTTCTGAGATCGCGTTGCTGTAAGTCATCGAGGTTGCTTCAGCACTTACGAAGTAGGCAGGAAGGTTGCAGGCGCGGGCTAACTCGAGCGCAACATATTGACGAGCCTCGTTCAGTTGCAATTTGGCTGGGTCTATACCTAACGCCTGCAATTCAACATCAGCATTTAAGAACGCTGTTGACTTAGTAAGTCTGGCTGTACGCCATGACTCGAGCAGCTTTGAAATGCGCTCTGCTGGAAGGTTAGTACCGTTTGACTTAAGAACCTGAAGTGGAACTGGCTCTTTAGCAAAAGTTTCTGCTGCCTGCTCTAGGGCATGAGCTGCGCGAATTGTGCGACCTGCGCGATTAAGTAATCCTTCATCAAGGCCATAGAACACTACGAGTGAACCGACTCCTTGATTAGGAACTACTGAGCCGTCTACCTGGTAGCCAACAATTTCTGTGTCATTGTTATTTAATTTTACTGTTACACGATCTGGCGCTACGCGAGTCCATGCGCGGACTCTTCCTGTGTCACCATATTGCTCGAGGACTTGGCCATACCCAACACCATGTAGCCAGAGGTCTTCCGCAAGCCAGGCGTAAATAGCAGAACCTGGAACGCGTGGGTCTGGTTGGTTAATAACTCCTGGAGTGGTCATGTGTGAACCATCGACCTTGGAGTATTGCTCGAGAGGAAGGCCTGCAAGTGTTGAGCAGATGATTCCTCTAGCGCGAGCGATAGTTGGAACTGCCATCGCCTGTTGACGAGAAGCGACTGATTGAGTAAATACGAAAGGATTAAATGAAGCCGTATTGTTGAACGGTGCAGGAGCAGAAGCCGCATCGACTGTAAGCTCGACTGCTGGCTTAGATGTAGTGAAGATGTCCCGGATTCCCATTGGACATATTATACGCTACTGTCCAGACATTATCCTATCTGAATGTCTACTTCAGATTCAGCGCGTGTCGCAAAGTGAGTAACCATTGCAGAGGCAACTGCCCCGCACACAATTCCTGAAGCCTTACGCCCCATGACCCAACCGCCATCGCCTCGAGTTAATTTAACGGCGCTAAGAACCTGCTTGGTTAATTCTTCTTGATCCGAATGAACGAGACGAAGGCTAGAAACCGCAGAAACGAATTCGTCACACGATTGTTGATATTCCTGACCCGTAATCTCATGAATAGGAATTCCGGCAGGTGCTAAACGAGCTGCAACGGCTGAGGCTGTCGACTTGCTATAGGCAACGGCATTAACCGGGAACTTACGCACCCAATAAGCAATATCGTTAGCCATTTCTTTGTCATCAAGGTTGACTGGGTTAAACCAAGTATGCAGAAGGCTTACCTGGAACCTATCGCCGTCAATTCTTTGGCCTGCGACTAATGAGCCATGCTTTCTGTCCGGGCTAAGGTCTATTGCCATCCAAGTATCAGCTTCTACATCAAGTTGAGGCAGATTATCTACCTTGCACTTCTTCCATTCGGCTTCTGAGATAACCGGGTTAATCATGGAGACGAACTGGCAAAGAATTTCTGTCCTAAAGATATCTTCACGATCCGAAAGGCTGTCTTTGATATTGTCCTCATGGACTGTGTGGCCTAGGGATGGGTTGCTCTGGTACCAGGCTTCCTTGTCGGTAATCTCTGCTCCGGGTTCAGCACTCCACTCGAACCAGCCAATAGAATCATCGGCGCCTTCGCTGGCTGCAATGCCGCGCTCTCTAAACTTATGCAATAGAACCGAATTGGCATGGCCTGCGTTGGAATAGACATAGGCTTGCGGGTTGGGATTACTCATCTGGGTAAATCGCATCGATGACCAAACATCTTCCGTATCGAACTCACGCAATTCGTCAATGTGGATTACATCGGGTGCGGCAATACCTCGAGCAGCTGAGTTACCGGCTCTGATTAAATAGCGAGCCTTGTTCTTAAACCGAATCTCCTGCGATCCTTTAGATTCGTACTTCTTTGCAAAGTTATCCAGGAGTAATTGAGAGCCTTCGATAATCTCCGAAACCTTGAAGAAGATTTCAGATGATGTAGTCAACTTATGAGCTGTAGCCAGGTGCATCTTCTCGCCTAGAACATAGATTCCGAAGAGGATGCGTAGCGCCATGAAGGTACTCTTACCCTGTTGACGAGGAAGCATGATTCCTATAAGTGGATGTAGCCAACGGCCATCGGCCTTGTAGCGAAGGCAGTCTCGAGCTAGTTGTTGTTGCCAGGGAAGCAATGGGAATCCAATGTCTTCGCAGAACTGAATCATTTCATCGCCCCGAGTGGGTAGATCACTAGGCTTTGACCGGATTCTAGGCACTTGAGAGCCATAACGAGGTTCTGTTACCCCTACCTCAGCCGTTTGCAGCCCTTCTGAGCCTGTTTGAGCCGTCATGACTGGTTCTCATCCGATTCAAGCCGATAGTGGCTTATTGAGGCGTTTTCGGGGTAAAAAGAAACAG